AAGGCCAAGGCTGGATCAGTTGCTGCTGTTGCTAATAGCAGAAAGGATTGTGTAGCATTTATATCACCTTTCAATGGCAACCAAGTTGCTACATCTGGTGGTGCTGCTCTATCTCCAGCTGATCAATTAACTAATACAGTTAACTACTTTAGTTCAATTGGATCTAGTTCATACGTTATACTCGATAGTGGTATCAAGTATACATATGATCGTTTCAATGATAAGTATCGTTATATCGGTTGTAACGGTGATGTTGCAGGTCTTTGTGTTTCTACTTCTGCAATTCTTGATGATTGGTTCTCTCCTGCTGGATTGAATCGTGGAGCAGTTCAGAACGTTGTTAAACTTGCGTTTAATCCTAATAAGGCACAGCGTGATGAACTTTATACAAATAGAATCAACCCAATAGTATCACTTCCTGGTACTGGCCCTGTTCTATTTGGAGATAAGACAGGTCTTGCTTCTCCTTCCGCATTTGATAGGATCAACGTTCGTCGTCTGTTCCTTAATATTGAGAAGAGAGCAAGAGGACTTGCTGAAGGAGTACTATTTGAACAGAATGATACTACTACACGTAGTAACTTCTCTGCTTCTATTGGTTCTTATCTCGCTGAGGTACAGGCACGTAGAGGTCTAACTGACTTCTTAGTAGTTTGTGATGAAACAAATAACACCCCTGAAGTCATTGATCGTAATGAGTTTGTTGCGGAATTATTCCTTAAGCCAACTCGTTCTATCAACTTTGTAACTGTCACTGTCACCGCAACTAGAACTGGCGTATCATTCGCTGAAGTTGTTGGTCGATAATTATTCATAGAGCACATAACATAAAGAGGTAAACTAATGGCAAGGTCAAACGTATCAGAGTTCCTACAGACTATAGGACAGGGCGTTAAGCCCAATATGTATCTGATCGACATGCAATTCCCAGCTGCTCTAGCAAAGGAAGGTGAGGATCAACAACTCACCAACCTACTTTGCAAATCAGCAGCTCTCCCTGGTTCTAACTTGGGTGTGATCGAAGTTCCTTTCAGAGGAAGAACGGTCAAGATTGCTGGAGACAGAACATTCGACACATGGAGTGCAACATTCTTTAACGATAAGGATTTCAAACTTCGTACATTCTTCGAGCAGTGGGCTAATAGCATCAACACTCACGAAGGTAATACTTCTCCACTCTTTACTCCTAATGCTTCATCAGGTTATACTGCTGATCTTGGAGTTAAGCAACTTGAGAAGGATGCCAGTGATGAAGGTTCAGTATTAAGAACATATAACTTGAAGTATTCTTTCCCAACTAACGTCTCTCAAATTGATGTTGCTTACGATAGCAATGATCAGATTGAAGAGTTCACAGTTGAATTCCAGTATTCCTACTTTACTGCTGAGGCAGGTAGTGGTGCTAGAGCTGGCGTTTCTGCACTTCCCGTAGTATAATAAATACTATTGGAATTGAATATGGGAAATAATTATGAGTCAACTATTTGGCTTTCAGATTAATAAGAAGGGGGAACGTAGGGGTCAATCTCCAGTTCCTCCTGCTGCTGATGAGCCTATTGCAGTTGCAGCAGGTGGTTATTACGGCACGTATGTAGACACTGATAACTCGGCTCGTAATGAGTTCGAGTTAATTCGTCGTTATAGAGATATGGCATTACATCCAGAAGTGGATAGTGCTATAGACGAAGTAGTTAACGAATTTGTTGTAAGCGATAATAACGATAGTTGCGTAGATATTAATCTAGATAACCTAAAAACTGGTGCAGGTGTAAAGACCAAGATTAGAAATGAGTTTGATTATCTTAAGAGGATGATCAATTTTGATAATCGTGCTCATGAGATTATTCGTTCTTGGTATATTGATGGTAGATTATACTACCATAAAGTAATTGATTTAGATAATCCAAAGAAAGGAATTACTGAACTTCGTTATATTGATCCTATGAAGATCAAGAAGGTCAGACAAAAAATTGATAATACTCCAAAAGATGCTCTAGCTCGTCAAGCAATTAAAGGGACAGCACTAGAGTATGAATATGGAACGTTTGTAGATTACTATCTTTATAATCCGAAGGGATTTTATAAGGGTGGTATCTTAGGGCCAGTAGGAGATATGTCATTATCTCAAGGTGTTAAGATTGCAGTTGATGCAATTACATTTACACCATCTGGTTTACAGGATCTCAATAAGAGAATGACTCTGGGATTCTTACATAAAGCAATTAAATCACTCAATCAACTTAGAATGATTGAGGATAGTCTTGTTATATACAGACTATCTCGTGCTCCTGAACGTAGGATATTCTACATTGATGTAGGTAATCTTCCAAAGGTAAAAGCAGAACAATACTTACGTGACGTAATGGCACGTTATCGTAACAAGCTTGTATATGATTCTGCTACAGGTGAGATGCGTGATGATAAAAAGCATATGAGTATGCTTGAGGATTTTTGGTTACCTCGTAGAGAGGGTGGTCGTGGAACTGAGATCACCACATTACCAGGTGGACAAAACCTGGGAGAACTCAAGGATGTTGAGTACTTTAAGAAGAAGCTTTATAATAGCCTCAATCTTCCTCCTTCCCGTCTCACAGACGACAACAAAGGATTCAACCTCGGTAAAACCACTGAAGTCCTCCGTGACGAACTTAAGTTCGCCAAGTTCATTGGGAGACTACGTAAAAGATTTGGAGAATTTTTTCACGACGTTCTCAAGACGCAACTTATACTTAAAGGAGTTATCTCTCCCGAAGATTGGGACGAAATGAAGGAGCATATTCAGTATGACTTCTTATTTGATAATCATTTCAATGAACTAAAAGAAATAGAAATGCTCAACCAACGTATGGCCACTGTAACACAGATGGATCCGTTTGTTGGTAAGTACTACTCTATCGAATATGTACGTAGACAAGTTCTTCTACAACGTGACGATGAGTTTAAAGAAATGGACAAGCAGATCCAGAGTGAGATTGATAGAGGTCTAGTAATGGATCCTATTAATGTTACTGAATTTGATACTTTGGATCGTCAGAATGATGCATTTGCTCCAGAGATTGAAGCACAAAAAGCAGAAGATGATGCTGCCAGAGATTTAGAAGCATCTAAAGAAACGGCTAAACTCAAACCTGCGTCCGCGTCCAAGGCATCAAATAATACTAAATAAAATATAATATCATATTGTTATGACACAAGAAACTGAAGTTGATAATGAGTTAACGATACCAGGAGTGGTTGATATCATATCCAAAATTAGGGATAACGATAGAGCTTCTGCTATTGATGATATAAATGATATCTTGTATGCCAAAGCATCTGATGCTATTGGTGATGACAAGGTGGGTGTTGCTAAATCGTTATTTAACGAACCACCTGAAGAACCTACTGTAGAGCCTGAATCTAATGAAACTGATAACGGAGACAATCGAGAACATCCAAGTTCTTGAAGAAGAAAGGAATGGAAAGAAACTTCTTTATATTGAGGGAGTCTTTTTACAGTCTGAACTAAAGAATCGTAATGGTCGTATGTATCCTTTTGAAACTCTTAATAGAGAAGTACAAAGATACAACGAAGAATACGTTAAAACTAAGAGAGCATTAGGTGAGTTGGGGCATCCCGATGGACCTACTGTTAATCTTGATCGAGTCTCTCACAGGATTACTGAACTCCGCGTCGAAGGAACTAACTTTATGGGCAAGGCCCAAATTCTTGATACACCTATGGGTAACATCGCTAAGTCACTTTTAAGTGAAGGTGTACAATTAGGAGTTTCTTCTAGAGGAATGGGAAGTATTGATAAGAGAGAGGATTGCTCTGTAGTTCAAGATGATTTTATGTTAACAACTGCTGCTGATATCGTTGCTGATCCATCCGCACCTGATGCATTTGTTAATGGAATCATGGAAGGTAAAGAGTGGGTTTGGGACAACGGAATCCTAAAAGAAACCGAAGTTGCTAAATATAAAGGAATCATTGACGCTTCATCGCGTCAGGAATTGGAAGAGAAGACACTGAAAGTTTTCAATGACTTCCTTTCAAAACTCTGATTTAATAAATAAACTTAGATTATATACGGAAAATTCGAGGAATTTAACAAATGTCTGATACATTAAACGAAAAGTTTGAGGAGTTTGCGACTGAGCAAAAGATTACTCTTAAAGAGGGAGATCCTATGCCATCAGTTTCTGCTAGTGTAATTCCTGGAACTGGTTCTGATCCTTCACAAACATCTGATGTTCAAACATCAAGTGCAAGCGGAAAGGATCCTCAACCTAAAGTTGAACCTGCTGCTGTTCCTGGAGCACAGTCGGTTACCGATTTAGGTGGTAGTTCCACAACTCCTAACGAACATGACGAGGACGGTGAAGAAAATCCTGGTGCTAAAGCAGCAGCTCCTGTTGGTGCTAAAGCAGCACAAAGTGATGGTACTGCTCAGACAAGTAACATCAATGATGCTGGTGACCAAGGTACAACACCTACGGTTGGTACTCAGGTAGCATACGGAACTGGTGATGGTGGTAAGGTAACTTATCCAATCCATGCTGGTTTTGAACTCGACGTTTCCGATGACATCAAAGCCCTACTAGAGGGAACAGAACTCTCTGAAGAGTTTGCCGAGAAAGCAAAAACAATTTTCGAGGCAGCAGTAAAAGCAAAACTCAAAGAAGAGTACGACAAGCTTGTAAAACACTTTGCTGAAGAGACAGAAAAGAAAGTTGAAGAGATTAAGAAAGAACTTTCTGAAGAAGTCAACGGCACAGTGAATTACGCCATTGGACAATGGAAGGAAGAGAATAAGATCGCCATTGACCAAGGTATAAAGACTGAGATTACAGAAGACTTCATTGCAGGTCTGAAGAATCTCTTTGAGGAGCACTATATTTCTATCCCAGATGATAAAGTTGATGTGGTAGAAGGTATGGCCGATCAAATTCGTGAGATGGAAACACGCCTTGACGAACAGGTCAAAGCTAATGTGAAGTTACAAAATCGCCTAGATGAGTCTGCAAGAGTAGTTGTTTTGAAGAATGTTTCAGAAGGACTAGCAGATACACAGAAGGAAAAACTCGCTGCTCTCGCAGAGGGAATCGAGTTCACAACCGAAGAGGAGTTCACCAAGAAAGTTAATACTATCAAGGAGAGCTACTTTAAGGAGTCAACCGTAACCCAAAACGAGGTTGCAGATGAGACCCCAGTAGAGAGTCTTGAAGATGTTACACCAGCAATGGCAACATATGTTCAAGCACTAAGTCGCTGGAAATAATTAAATTATTCGTTTTACACTAACTTTTTAAAGCAATGTTCAATGCACAAGCTTTAACAGAAAAGTGGGATCCTGTTCTTAGTCATGAAGGCACTGGTGCCATCAAGGACAATTATAAGAAAGCAGTTACTGCTGTTCTGTTAGAAAATACAGAAAAGTCATTACGTGAAGAACGTGGTATGATCAATGAGGCCAGCAACACAGCTGGTGCTATTGGTACTAACGCACTTTCAGGTAGTGGACTTACAACACAAACAGGCGGTCTAGCTGGTTTCGACCCAGTAATGATCAGTCTCATACGTCGTGCTATGCCTAACTTGGTAGCATACGACATATGTGGAGTTCAACCAATGAGTGGTCCTACAGGACTTATCTTCGCAATGAAGGCTCATTATCAAGAGCAAGGTTCAGCACTTCGTGCAGGCCCAGAAGCTCTATTCCACGAACCAGATTCAAGCTTCTCTGCAAGCTCAGCTGGTCCTGGTGCTTACAACCAGACTAACGCTTCTGGTGGTGATGACACACATCCTCGTGGAGACAACGGTGCAACCGATGCTAACCCTGCACTTCTTAACGACACCTCTGGTGGTGGTACAACTGCTGCTAACTATGAGCGTGGCGAAACTGGAGTAGCAAGAAACGTTGCTGAAACTCTTGGATCAGGTTCAACCTTATTCAACGAAATGAGCTTCAGCATCGAGAAGACCTCGGTGACAGCCAAAACTCGTGCTTTAAAAGCAGAGTACACACTAGAACTTGCTCAAGACTTGAAGGCAATTCACGGTCTTGATGCAGAGCAAGAACTCGCTAACCTATTGTCTAGTGAGATCCTTGCAGAAATCAACCGTGAAGTTGTTCGTACAGTATATACAGTCGCTAAGTCTGGTGCTGCTAACAACGTTGCCAACGCAGGTGTATTCGACCTAGACGTTGACTCAAACGGAAGATGGTCAGTTGAAAAATTCAAGGGACTTATGTTCCAGATCGAGCGTGATGCTAACGCAATTGCACAGCAGACACGTAGAGGAAAGGGCAACTTCATCATCACATCTGCTGATGTCGCTTCTGCTCTTGCTATGTCTGGTACACTAGACTACTCTTCAGGTCTTCAAGGATCTGGTGGCCCATCCATCGGTGAAGTTGATGACACAGGTAACCTCTTAGTAGGAACCATGAACGGACGCATTAAGGTATACGTTGATCCTTATTCAGCAAACGTTTCTAACACACACTACTACGTTGCAGGTTACAAGGGAAGTTCACCATATGACGCAGGATTATTCTATTGCCCATATGTTCCCCTCCAAATGTTAAGATCTGTGGATCCATCCACATTCCAACCTAAGATTGGATTTAAGACTCGCTACGGCATGGTCGCAAACCCATTCGTTACTCAGGACGGAACAGGAACAGGAACACCAGATGCAGAAGCATTGACCCACAACAAGAACCAGTATTACAGAAGGGTCCGCGTTGCGAACCTCATGTAATCCTACTAGGTTACAATTCAAACATCAAAGGGAACCTTCGGGTTCCCTTTTTTTATTAAATAGCTTATAATAATTAAATATGCTTGTATAACGTGACTAATAATCTATACAATGGTATCAAAGAACGTTTATTCTATACACTAGGAAGACGACCTGAGAATGCCACAACCCGTGACATCTATATGGCCCTAAGTTATGCTGTAAGGGATCAGATGATGTCATTCTATCTCACGGAAACTAAATCAAAAAAAGAAGTAGCATATCTATCAGCAGAATTTTTAATTGGTCCTCAGTTGAAGAATAACCTATTGAACTTAGGTATTGAGGAAGAAGCACGAGAAGCAATATCAGAATTTGATTTATTACTAGATGACGTACTTGATTGTGCAGAAGAACCAGGACTAGGTAACGGTGGTCTAGGTCGTCTTGCTGCATGTTATATGGAGTCTCTAGCAACTCTACAAGTACCTGCTACTGGTTATGGTATCAGGTATAAGTATGGCATCTTCAAGCAGATTATTAGAAACAATGAGCAGCATGAAATAACTGACAACTGGTTGCACGGAGAATGGCCTTGGGAATTATGTCAACCAGATGAATCTGTGCTCGTAGGATTTGGTGGTAATGTAGAACATTACACATCTGATAGAGGTAATCATAGACATCGTTGGGTTCCTGATGAACAAGTAGTTGCAGTTCCTTATGATGTATTACAGTTAGGTTATAGAGTTAACAGTTGTAATAGATTAAGATTG